ATCCAGTCATGGCCACCAATGATTGGTTCTTTTACATAGGCGCCTTCATATTTTGTTTCTTTACTATTCTCTTCTCTTGGTGGTACACATATATTTTTTTGCATAAGATGATTTGCAATCAAGGTATCCCACACTCTAACTTGTGAGAATATATCATCATAGTTTACTTTTGAATCATATGCAACAGTAAGTGACAGGTCAATAAGACCTAGTTTATCTTCTAAAGCGTCAACGATTTCAACATCTTGAATATTGTAATCGACAAATGATTGGAAGTCTTTTGTGTACCAATCTTTAAATGTATCATAACCTGCGTCATCTTTACCACGACCAAGTTCTAGTTCACCAATAAAATCTAGTCTATAACTCTCTTGTCTTGTAGGAATAAACCACTTGTACAAGTCAAGGTAATCTAACATAGAAATACCATACAGATTGTAAACAGTTTGTGGTCTGCCATGTGTAACAACTTCACCTCTATTGACCATATTCCAAGGCGACATTCTGTTTGCAACTTTATCACCTGCAATCAGTTTAATTCTATTCATCAAATATGGTAAGTCAAAAAACTTGGTGTTCCAGCCTGTGATAACATCTGGATAATTTTTAATCCAGAATTTCATAAACTCAAACATCAATTGTTTTTCGTCTTTACATTCGATATAAGTTACATCTGGTCGGTCAGTTACAAACTTACCAACACCCCATGTAATGATTTGTTTATTAGATTGATTCTTTACTGTGATACATAACAACTGTTCTTGTGGGTCTTCAACATCTGGAAAACCTCCTTCACAAGTTGTTTCAATATCAAGTGTAAAGATTTTAATATGTTCTTTATCCCAATCAATCTCGGTAGGATATTCTTGACCGATATATTGATAGTGATATCTTTCTAGGCCATATACTGGCGAATTTTGTGTGGCAATTTCTTTACGAAATCTACGAGCTGCACTAATATTAGTAAACTCAATAGGTTTTAAAAACTGACCTTGTAGTGTTTTGTAAACTGAATGCTCTTGTGTTAGACAATATAAAGTAGGACCGAAATCAATCTTTTCTTTATACTCTTTGCCGTTTAAGACACCACGAATAAGAAGTTTACCTTTGTGTTCAATTACATTTTTATAGAAGTTCATCTTTTCTCAATTTCACCGTTACATTATTTAATTCATCATTTAGTTGTATCTGACATGCCAATCTTGACTCGTCTGTATAACCTTTTTCATATTCCAACAACTCTTGTTCTAAAGAGTTCTCTTCTATTTTTAACTGTGGCCATTGTAACATATCTACATGATATGGCAAGTCGCACATGCACATGAACCACCACAATCAGCAGGTATCTCTGGTAAATCCAGTTGTTTAGCTGCTTCCATGATGGTATAACCAATAGGCATATCTACAGATAGTGTTTCACCACTATCTCTTACAAAATTAACCTTTACCATTTAACCTGGTATTTTAGTTTCTGTTATAAGTCCTGATGGTTTAGTAATTATCTTACTAGTGTTTGCTTCGTAATTTGATTTGATATCATCTTTAGGTTCTGTCATAAAAACAATTTTGTCTTTAGCAACCGTAACTGTATCGCTTTTACCAAATGCGTTATACAATGACATCATTAATTGAATGGGTTGACCTGGTCCCTTTTGTTGTGGTATGATTACAAATGGTTTATTTAAACTCACACCTTGGTCGTTTTCTCCTACTTTAGCAATTATATCTTCACCTGTACTCAATCTTAATAACTTCACTTCACTCATATTATCTCCTAATCTAAACTATATTTAGTTGTTATCACATATTTTCTTTGTGGGTTTACCATGACATTTAATCTTTTCATAAATGCACGGTCAAGAAGAATAGGGGTTCTATCTTCTCTATCGTCAATGGTAAATTCTACATCTTTATAGAAACCACCGGCAAATTCTACATCTAGTTTTACGACATATCGGTCTTCATCATAATCTCTCAAACCACCTACTTTAATATCTTCTTTACGAACAATATCACTTGTAATAGTTTTATCTAATAGAGACCATGTAATTTTATTTCCGTTTATTTTAAATTTATCAGCATGTATAACCGGCATGCCTGAATTACCTGTATCAAATTTTGATACTAATTCACCAAAAGGTTTTATAGTCAAAATTTCTTTATAACCACATTCTGTTGGTACTGTATATCTATTTTCTTCATTAGCAAAATGTGTAATAACTTCTTTTGCAATGTTCATTTTAGTAGCGTCTTCAATACCCTCTGTACCAGGCGAAGAGTTTACTTCAAGAAAATATGGTGGTTTAGTATCTCTATTCTTACTAGGTATAAAGTCAACAGCAGTCCAATAACCACCGACTGCCTTAGCAGCCTTCAAACATTCTTCTATTTCTAATTCTGTTAATGAAATCTTTTTAGGTACTGAACCTTGTGAAACATTTGACCTGAAATCTCCTTCGATAACTGGTCTTGCCATAGAGGCCAATACTTTACCACCTAATACATGTACTCTGACATCATACTCAGTTTTAATATATTCTTGTATCAGTAGGTCAGCGTCTTCATCTTGTTTATGAATTAACTGTACGATACTATCTAAACCTTTTGGACTGTCAACAAATAATACACCAACACCTTTACTACCTCTAAGTGTTTTCATAATTAAAGGAAACTTAATGCCTGATTCTTCTACTTGTTCATTAGATTTTTCGGGGTCACTAATCAACTTGGTCATAGGTTGTGTTAAACCGTAGTCTGCAAGTCTTAGTGCCGTTCTATATTTGTCTGCACAAATATTAATTGTAGTTCTTGGATTTACTAGAGTTGCATTTGCTCTTTCTAGTATAGACACAAGGTCTAACCAACTATCTTTTCTAGTAATACTACCACGAACAATAGCAACTGTCATGGCACCAACTTCAAAACCTTTTTTATCTTCTTTGTTATGAAATCTACGAACACCATTTTCCATAGTGGTGTAACCACCAGTAAGTTTGAAGAGGTAAAACGGATAGTTTAACTTCTTACATTCTTCTTGTAGTCTATCGGCAGTATGAAATTCTTTTGCATTATCTGGCTCATCTGTAATGATAAGCAAACGCAAAAACTTTTTATCGCCTGTAGCTTCTTCTAAGTAGTTTTTAAACGGTTGTACCTGCATTTTTACTATCTTCTGGTTTCTTTCCTATATTATATTTAGCGACCATATTCCATTCATTCTTCTCTTTAAATGGTAATACTTTGATTTGACTCAATGGTGCTTTGTTTTCAACTAAAGAAGTATTAACTACCTCTATTAAATTCCAGTCTTGTAGTAATAATGTTATTGTATTTCTTCTTTGAATATCATTCTCTGTCAAGGTAGAGTTCTTACCGTCTAAGGCAAACAACTCTTTAAAGTGTGTAATGTAATATTTACCTTGTTTGTGTAAGATATGACAACTTTGAAATAGTGTTTTGTCTTTACGACTTGCAACACCAATTCTAGTTAAGGTCTCTCTGACTTTTAGAAAATCGTCCGGTTGCTTGATAGTGACCTCTAACATATCACTAGGCGACCAATTTATAGTAACTTCACTCATTTTTTTCTCCCACCTTTTTTCAGGCCAATTTTTATAATTTCAATTTGGTCATCTGAAAGTAGGTTTAGAGCTTCTTTTGCCTTTTGATTACTATAACCATAATACTCTTTTATTACTTCAAGGTCTTTGACTTTCTTTTGTGAAAGCCACTTCCCACCAAATCGCTTCTTCTTTCGAATACTATTTATAAAATAGTGGAATTGCATCCGTTTTGGTAGGAAATGTAAGCCATTCATCTCGTTACTATGCATAATGGTATCATAGAACATAGACAAACATCTGTTAATAATAAATGTAGGATACTTTTTCTCCCACACCTTGTCCTCTGTGTCTAACAATGGTTGTTTGGTTTCATTGATAGCTTTAAGATAGTCTTTCAATTCATACATGATAGACCTCTATTTAAACTTACAATTAGCCATAATCTCCGTCAAACACGCAACCATATTAATCTCTTGGTCTGCCACAAAAGCAGACTTGTACTGGTAACCAGCAATGATTAATATTGATTGAGGTATAGAAGACGATTCTAAAGCAACATACATTAGTTCGTATATGGTAGTAAACAATGATGATGGTTCTTTATCAAGATTGTTAATGACCCATTTACGCATGTCATTAAATCTTTTTTCTTTTAAGACTTTGACAAGTTCTTTTGTATTTGCCTCAGATAAACTAAACAAGATACCACTATCAATCTTACCTCTAACAGAATATCTTTGAAGTTCATTGATAGTCCGTCTGAAATCAGGATAGTATTTTTGTATTAGTTCAGCCAATACTTTATTATCATATTCAACTTGCTCACCATCAAGGACTTTACCAAGTCTTTTTAATAATGCCTGTGCTGTCTTGACTTTTTGTCCGTTCTTGATAGCAAAGTCGATTACGGTACATCTACTATGTAAAGCAGGTAAAATCTTGTTCTTGTAATTACAAGTAAAGATAAATCTACAATTTTTGTAAAATGTTTCAATGAAGTTACGCAAAGCAGGTTGTACTGATTCGGCATTCATATAGTCTGCCTCGTCAATAATCACCACTTTATGATTAGAATGTTCAGTTAATGATACAGTAGAAGCAAAGTTCTTAATCTTATTTCTTAGTGTATCAATCTGACGGCCTTCATCTGAACCGTTGATAATAATATAATCTGCACCAAGTTCCTCACACAATGCACGAGCAACTGTAGTCTTACCGGTACCGGCAGTACCAGATAATAACAGATTAGGTATTTCTTTTTGTTTTAGGAATTCAGTAAATGTATTCTTAATGTCTTCACTTAATATACACTCACTAATTTTCTTTGGTCGATATTTCTCGACCCATAGGTATTCTGACATGATATAATCCTCACTTGTTTCATAATTTAAAATTCACTATCTGGCTCAATAGCAATCCAATACTGTATTGGTTTGTTTCTATTGATAAAGTGAGATATCTTTTGTGAAGATATGGCAACATCATAATCATCTCTAATCATTTTAAAGTTCTCAGTTTTAAAATAAGCCTTAAAGGTCTTATCTG